ACTGCCTCGTCTTTGTTATTTCCGTCAGTATCCGCTCCATCAGCAGATTCATCTTCTTTGTTGTCATTGTTAATTTCCTCTAATTTTGTGTCAAGAAACTTTTTAAACTTCTTGCTATCTTTTTTATATTCAATATACATATCTATAACGCCATACAGTTCACTAATCCTTTCTTGAGCTATTTGCAACTCTTGAATAAGTGAGCTAACAACCTTAACTACATCCTTGATACCTGGTTTCTTATTATGTTGTTTAGATTTAGTCATCTAATGTACCTTCTTTCATTCGTTTACGATAATTTTTACTGCCATAGACTTCTCTATAGACACATTTTCTACACACTATAACTTCACGGGGCTCCCAATCAGGTACGAATTGTTGAGGTTTATACTTGAAGGGAGTCCGCTTTACGAAGTCATTACACATTTCACATTTAGTCAGCGGCGTTGTTGTCGTCCTCTTCGCTATCAGAGTCTTTGTCATTGTCGCTTTCTAATGTTAGGCCTGTAGCCTTAATAAGTCCATCTATTTCAGCTTCAGCCAGTATATTATGGATATCCTGGTAAGATTCCTGATGAGTGTCCATATGTAATTTAAGCTCAGCTTTAATGTTCATTCTTTCTCCATCATCAAGGTTTATCTCTTCCATAATCTTATTAACTGTTAAATACAGAAGAGCTGCATCTTTTGACAGTAGCAGCTCCTCAAATATACGAACTTTATGTTCATCCTCCAAATCATCCGTAGCCACTGCCTTCCCCATCTTGTGGAGTATTGCAGTAACATCACTTAATAGCATAAGCAAGAAGTGTTTTGGATATGAAGAAATTCCATCCATCATTTGCTAACTGTCCCAATCTTATTCTTATAAAGCTCTTCAAGCCTTTTGATTGTCACCTTTATTAATTCTGGCGTCACAGTTACATGAAATTCAGTCTTGTTACCTAAGCCAATCTTACTAAACTTACGTAATTGATTTTTATAAAAAGCAACTAATCCCAGTGGAGATGCAAGCCTATCGTTGATAGAATAACTTGACATATTTCTGCCCTTTTCTGAGTTGATTTGCTTTAAATAAGCCTTGGTTAGGCCATCTAATTCGCTCACTATAGTTTCCCTTCTGGCTCTTTCTTAGGAGCCTGTTTAGATTTTGGAGCTGTTTCAGGATTTTCAAGCCAATTTATTCTTTGGACAATCACCTTTATTCGCTCTTCAATAATAAGCAGCCTTTCAAATATAGACTGCAAGTCATTATTATATTCACCTATTCTATCTCTCACAGTCCAAGCTCCTCAAGCTCTTTATGTACTACAGGCTTGATTGTGTCTGGAATATGTTCAAAGAATTGCATTAGTATGTTATAAGCCTCTTCATAGGCCTTTAAAGGCGTTTGGCTTATTGGGTGGGTAGATTGCTCCATTACAAGCTTAAGTGCCTGTATCCACCCAACATTGACGTAATAGTCATTGTCTTTAAAATCAGCCACTTCTTGAGGGTTAGCATTTTCATAACTCTCATTTACTCTTAGGCACTGTTCTAGTACCCTTTTTATCTGGTTTTCTCCCAGCATCTGTATCTCCTTTCTTGAAGATTCTATTAAATTTGTCGGCATAATCTTGCGACCAAGGTATTCTCTTTTTGTCACCTTTACCTGCATTCATTGCACGACTCTCTTTTTAATCCATATGTAGGCATATCAGGTAGCTTAGTATATAGCATACCATCCTGATTGCCCCAGTATGATTGCCATACAGATTTACATGATTCACAAAACCTTAGTGGTGTTTGTGGCTCAGATTTCCTTGGCTCTGGTATTTTATGCTTCAAATAATATTCTATTTCTGTCTTCATTCTAACCTTTCATATATTAAAATATATACCTAATTGTATTCCAAGGTACTATACTGGTATGCTTAAGCTTAAACTTCTTTATGTATTCCTTTTTGTAGAATCTATTGTATCTAATATTAGTGTTACCATATTGAGAAACCTTAGTTTCCTGTATATCAGGAGTCCATAAGTAGTCTTCACCTTGTATATCATTTTTCTTGTTATATTCATGCATTTTTGGATTATGTGTCATAAATATACATTCAGATAGTACATCTTTTTTGATATTATTCCTAACATTATCATTAACAAGCTCAAATAAGTCTTGATAGTCATCAAGCCACCCTGTATAATGCACTATAGGGCTGTAGTTAATATGCACATCATAACCTGCATCATAGAAATCATTTATTGCCTTGATTCTGTCTATAATTTGACTGGTATTAGGCTCTAGTTTATCGGATAATGCTTGAGGCATCAGGCTATATCTTATTCTTATCCTTCTATCACCATTTTTATCTCTAGAATCATAACTTAAAAGCTTTCTATTTACATATTTTGTAGCCATAGTAGCCATTATAGGCAAGCCACACTCTTTAAAGCAGTTAAATATAAATTCCCAGTCATGGTATTTAGAATGTAATACAAAATCTTCATTGCAACTAATGTCATAGGTCCAAAATTTGTCATGTGTTTGGTTAGGCGTTTTTGGCCCAAGCATAAATGCATGTTCAAATATTTTATCAAAGATTTGCCCTGGATTATTTGCAATTGTTAAACCATTAGGTAAGTGTCTACGCATATAGCAATAGCTACATTTGTATAAACATCCAAAACCAAACGATGGTGATATATAATCACTGCTTCGCCCTGATTCCCTAATTTTCATAGATTTTCTTGTTACATACTTCATTTTTTGCTTCTTAATGATTCAGCTCGCTCTAATCTAGCATAAGCTTTTTTTTCTTTACAGTCATGAGGTTGACCAGTTTTTTTATTAAACAGTCTCCATCCATATTCTGTATCAGCCCAGTGGACTTTTCTAGAATCACATCTACAGTATTTACAACCTCTAGATATGTATCCAAATTTTTTAGTTTTAGTATACATAATACTCCCAATTAATCCCCTAGCCACAGGATTTTAGATTGCTAATTCGTGGTCAACAACTGAAATCACTTAACTTGGATGAATGTAAATAACAAACCATGTTAATTAATATTCTCCTGTGGCTCTCTTGGGGAAACTTTTAAAACATGTCCTTGCCAGCTAATTTTCGGTTTATATAACCTCTAACCCATTCTTTTTGGGTATCTAGCCATTGGACAACACCTTGATATTCTTTGGTCGTTAGTGGACCTTTGCGTGTATTGCAACGCTTACAAATCATCTCTAAGTTTTTAGGAGTTGAGTCCCCACCATTACTAAGAGGTACCATATGGTCACACACCATATTCCTAACATCAAGTATATTCCTACAATACTTACATTTATTCCCGTAAGCTCGTAGCAATAGTCTTCTAATCTCTGATAAAGAGATATCAAATACAACTTCATATTCCTTACTCCTTCTCTTTAAAGTTGAACGTAGCGTAGAACTTTTTTTCATTACTCTATGGAATATTCTTTGGGCATGATTTCCATGCATGCTCTTGAGGATAGGAAGAAATTGTTCTTCCCAGAATAACGTTGATTTAGCCTTTCGAGGGGCTTTTACACCCCTCCTTGGCTTTTTAGCAGAAGGCTTCATACCTATACGGTAGGTGTACCTTTTAACGTGTACACAGCATACGTATTACCACCACGAGTTATCATGTTGGTTTGGATATCAAACCCCTTCTTCCTCCAATTAAATATAATTGCAGATAAACGGTAAATACCAAAACGAGTTAGTGCTTGACGTCCATTAATAGTACGTCCTCTAAGCATATGATTTAGCAGTTTTTGACTGCGACTTAAGGTTTTTCTTGCCATTATTTACTCCATCCTATTGAGGTTGTAAGTTGTAGTTTCCATAAACTAAGGTGTAGTGTAGTGTTAAGGTATTCATCATCGATGTCTCCTGCAATACCAATACTTAATATTCTAAAAAAGGTTACGACAAGAGTTTTCTCGTCAAACGCTATATCTAGTAAAAATCCCATTAGTCTATCTCAACTTTCTCTAATCTAAAGCTAGGTCTCCACTCAAGTTGCGCATCAAATAGTTCTCCATCTGTATTTTTAAATAGCTGAACTTTCTTTATAGCGCTTTTAGCTTGACCGTTGAGGCCTATAACTTTCCTACTGGCGTTTTCAATTGCCCCAGACCCCTTGCCAGCATATAGGTCTAGAACTTCGTTTCTACTATACTCACGAGCTACTTGAGATACTTGTATAATAATTAAATCATTATTAACTGCCATATTCGACAGGCTGTGAGAGATATATTTTATCTGCTCATACTCGCCTCGTTTATTAGTTTCGACTAAGTCAATATAGTCTACAATAACAACAGCTGGTTGTAATGTTTTTATTTTACTTTGTATCTGCTCTAACGTTGGAGCTATAGTCTGTATTACTAAGTGGCTAAGCTTATCTTTGTGAGCGTCATAAACATCTTCATAGTTTTCAGTTACTTCATCTTTTGATAAGCCTGATACTATCTGTAAGTGCCTACGATGCATATACCATGCACTAAGCTCTAGTGATAAGAATAAGGTTGGTATTTGCCAATCAGTTACGATTCTATCTTCAACAAAATCTACACCTAATGCTATATTCTGAGCAAATGTAGTTTTACTTGAGCCTGTAGGCCCAAAGATAGTTACAAGTTCACCTGGATAGATGATACAATCCATATCTTTAGGTAGATGAAACATCTTCCCTAAATCAATTGAACGTCCACCAAAATCCGTTGTCATTCTTTCACGAAACTCTTCTTGCAAGTCACTAGCGCTTTTTACATCAATGGTATAATCTTTATGTTTAAAGTGTATACATTTAGTTTGACAATGCTTAAGCATCAGCTCATCATTACATCCGTATTGATAGCCTTTGTTATAAGTTTGCTCTACTTTATCTACTACTACTTTATCATCTAAAGATTTATCATTCCAATGCAACATAGCAACCTTGGTAAATTCTGAAGGTATACCATTACGCCGAAAATGACTAGCAATTCGCATCACTGTATTATTTCTATTGCCACTTTGAGGGCCACCATTAAGCATTCTCTGTATACAGGGAACAACCTTGGTGTTTTCAACAGTTTTAGAAAACTCTTGAATCCTAGGAGTACTAGTAATAATATACTCCTCCAGTTCTCCATCTCCCATTAACTCTTCGTATGGGAAATCAAGTCTTGGTGTTTTAGCAAGCTCATGTATTTCAGCAGGAGTCTTATGCATTAGTTCCTTTACAGTTAAAGGAATCTTATGTAATCCTGTTTTCTTATTTACAGTATGTGCAACCCGATAGATTGCAGTCCTAATATATACCATCTCATCTATGCCAGGTAATAGTTTGGCCATAGTCTGTTTAACAATATAAGGGAGGTCTTCTGAGGGAGCGAAATTAAAGCTTTCATTAGATAAAATTAAATGATAGCCCGTTCCACTGAAATAAGGTTGTATTGCTGATTTAGGGTGTACTCCGCAATCCTCTAAAGCATGAACACATACTAGTGTTCGCCTTAAGGTTTCTTCGTCAGAGTTTTGGCCCTTGTCAATATCAACAATAATCTTATCTATGTGTCTTTCGCCATAATAAGAACTGACTGTTCCTGATTCTTCAATAGCAGCCTTAGCCGCTTCATCATAAAGATATACTGAACGATAAAGCGGTACTTCTGGCTGTATATACTTAGCTAAATCACCCTTCTCTATGAGAACATTTCTGCTTCTTGGAGAGTTCTGAGCGATTTCTACAAACATTACAGAGCTTCAGCTGATACTACTGGATTGCTTGATTTAGGCTCATCAGTAGCTTCATTTAAGTAGTTGTTATTCTTCATCCACTTAACATAACTTGCCATCTCTTCCTTACCTTTCTCGGTATTAGGATAGAGCTTAACTAGCATATTGTTGAATGTAGTTCCAGTTTTCTTATTAAGAGCTTTATAAACATAAGCTACATAATCTAGCACTGGGTCAGTACCTGGCATGAAGTTACTACAGTAATTAGCGTTTAAGAATCCTGCGATGTCAGCGATAGGTTTACCATCGTTGTCTTCCCATTCACCTTTAACGTTAAGCCCTGCTTCACAGCCTAGAGCGTCAAATATACGATATACCTTGTCTAATACACCACCTGGGGCAATATTACCTGAACTGTCTTTTTCAAAACCACCAGCTACTTGCATTTTGCGAGTATACTTTGAGTTCTTTAAAGCAAATTCAATTTCAAGATATACATCAGACCAGTCAAACTCTGATGACCTATCAGTAAACCCTACTACTCCAACTTCACATACACCTGTAAATTTCACTCCACCAGTATTTTCTGCTGGTTTAGGGGTTGGTCTAAATATAGCCATTATTTTCCTTCCTTCTTATAGATTTTGGTCCAATCGAAAGGCATTACTTTACCACGCAAATGGTCACAACGACTACCTGCCTCTAAAGCTTTACCTGATTCAAATGAAACCATAAGGTTATCTTCTTCACGAAACATATAGCCAATTGCATCTGCATTAGCCATAATCTTATTCTTTAATTTACCTGATATATCAAGGCTTTCAGGTTCTATTGCAGTTGAATTATCGATAGGTGAAGCTGTCTTTCTATGGCCAATTAATATTAAATGGTCACATAATGAAGATAGCTTTTTAATGTTATTCATTACTCGCTCGCGAACTAATCCGAAACCTTTACCAAAAGGTAAATCATTTATGCTTTCAATGTCATATTCTTTACAAACATCTTTTTCTGTCCATTCTACTATCTTGTCGATAGTGTCAAGTGCAAAGTATTTGTATTCATGACCATCTGTTGCATCAGCATAAAATTGCAACAGCTCTTCTTTGGAATTGACTGTATGGAAGTAACCATCAAGCATATCACCACCTCGCTCAGTATCGATAATTAAACAATTATCAAGCTTGCTAAGCATAGTAGTTTTACCAACTTTAGGTGCTCCATACAGCAACATTATTCCTGGATTAACAGAAATTGCTTTCCGTTTTTCTTTTTTCAGTGCCATTATAGCTCCTTGAATTAAATGGGCCACAACCGAAGTTATGACCCATATTTTGTCCTAAATCACAAAAGTAATATATAGCTATCCAGCGCTATAAACAAGCTTATTATTAGGAAATGTAAAGATAATTTCACTATTAAATTGCTCATTATTCATCACCTTTTTCACTGCATTAGCTATAAATGCACCACTCATATTTGAGCAGTAACTAGTAGCTTTTGCATTGCAGGGTTCACTACTTGCTGAATCATCAGAATACCAAGTATTAACATAATCCTGTAATCTAGGATTTTTAAGTATGTATTGACGATATTGCTCAGAGCCCATACGGCCATCAATCAATAAAGACGGCTTATTACCTCTTTGTAGAGCTATTTTCGCAGCCTCTAGTCTAGCTTGCATGCTATCAAAGCCTAATATTACTACATCACTCTCATTAAGAGGCTTGATAAACTCAGTGAATAGTCCGAATTGTGTATGCACAGCTACTGCAGGATTAATTTCCTTTAGATGTCTGTCTAATGCATCAACTTTTCTTTTACCCACATCTCTTATTACATAATGACTTACTCCGATATTCTGTACCTCAACTTTATCAAGGTCATAGAGTACAAATTCATCTACTCCCATCCTTGCTAATTGAGTGGCTGCGGAACTGCCAATAGCTCCGCAACCTAAAATATGAAATATCTTGTCCTGAAAGTCATTTATCAGTCCACTACTTCTTTCATTAAACCTCAAAACGGTATCTCCTCTGTTTTATGTTCGATATTTTCATAATAATCATCATCCCAATAGCTAATTATTGCATCTTCAAGACGCACACCATCAGTAAATGTGCTTACTGCAACATTATACTTTTTTAGCTTAGCATTTAGAGGCTTGATACCCTTTTCCCATGCATCTAGTGCGTCATTAGAGGTTTTCATTGAATCGCATAAATCAACTAGCTTGATTAAATCCTTATCTGCCTCATTTTTTACATTTTGAGGTATAGATGTAAAATTTACATGCTTTTGAGTATAGCTATTGAAATAAACACCACTTGAAATATCACCATAACCTCCATATCCGCCATAATAAGAGCCATCTGAATAATCATTTTCTCTATGATATCCATATGTTTTATTATTAACGCCTAATGGAAGGTAAGATTGTGTTCCAGGCTTAGCATATGTTATTGTTGAAGCAGTTTTAGTGCACTGCTCTTTAACTTCAGCTAAGATTGCATCATCAATGTCTTCATCTACTGTTAGGAAGTTAAGTTCAACATTCTCTTCATGAAGAAATGGCTGAAAGAATTGAATCCTTAGCTTATATTCCTTCTTCAGATTAACAACCAATGAAACAGTCCAGTCTTTTGACGGCATATCTAATATAGTCGAATTATCAGTACCTGACCAAAATGCATCCATTGTATGATGGCTATGCCACCAACAAAAGCGTACATCTGGTCCATGTTTCATTGCAGTTTTTGCATAATACTGCGCTAATGCAGTTTCATCAAGGGTGCATAGGCTTCCTGATACAGTTTGTTCCATAATTACAGGTGTTTTTAGTACAAAATCACCTTCTTCATCTGGAACTACTATCATTTGACCTGCAATCTCTGATTTAAACTCATTATATGATGCTGCAGCATAATTTATTACTTTCTGGAAGTCATCGGGATGTATCCAGAATTTAGTATCTTTATTTGCTTCTTTTTTAGTCATGTTTCTCCTTATAACCTGTTTGCAAAAGTAATTATTTCATTTTCTGGTGTTCTACCAGCTCTTTGACGAGCAATGTGATTAACTCGAATGATTTGAATAGATGTTAAGTCAAAATCTAAACCTAAATCATCTCTTATATATCTATAATAAATCTCTTCACATAACTTGAAGTGCTTTATAAAGATACTCGCATTATATTCTTTTAGGTCCATAATGTCTATAAATATCTTAGAAAACTCTGAGTCAGATGCAAAGCTATTACCCATACCCTCTACACCAAATATATCTAATAAATCTCTATTAAGGTCTCTTTTAACCTTGTTAGCAGCTTGGACATAAAGTCTATTTAGATATTCTTCAAAATCTTCCATATCCTCGAACCTACTGAAGTTGATATTTGAGTATTCTAGCCATTTTTCCATAACGAAATGGTCCCATGCATGTTTTTCATCATCATCTGAAAATGAAAGAACCGTTGGCTCTTCTGTCCATCCTAGATATATATTACAGTCTTTGATAAGTTGGCAATTACTGCAGAATGTTTCTATGAAATCTTCTTTAGTAATATCATTATAGTCTTCAACTTGCATACTACATAAGCTAGTGCTTCCATGCCAATCATTATCATTAACCTGCAAAGGCTTGCCAAATACACTCTTATAATATCTGTTTAATGGATTGATATCATTTTTTGGATAGTATGATGACCATCTTCTAAGAAGTGGTATAGCAGGTATTATATTGCCAGATGCAAATAAAGATAAGATTCTCTCTTCAAATGTTCCAAAGCATGTATTACCTGTACCATATTCACTAGCACGTCTTCTTATTGATGCAGTAGGATTACCTGTTACAAATGGGTGCCTTAATGCTTGATATTTAGGCCATTCATATGTTAATCCAGCAAAATGTTGATTATAAGCAATATTTATATCACCATTAGCAACTCTTCTAGATATAGTAATTGCATCTCGAATGCTAATGCTTTGAGTTACCAATAAATCGCCATATTCATAGGAATAAGTTGTATCCCCTCTGCTATTAGTTATATCTACTACTATATCCTTAATAGGAACTGCAATATTTATAAACCATTTGCTTGGGTCATCGACTAAATTAACACTTTTAATATTTAAGCTAGAATTAGTAATACGTTCTACATTACCATTTCTATCCATATGAGGTAATGCTGGTGTACCTGCTGGTAAATTTTCAGCATAATTCCAACCCTTATTAAACCATGGAATTTGAGATATCTCTACTTTAATATCATCATTGGCTAATACAGATTGATTTAAGTTATTTACCAGTGTATCTAATGCCAGTTGACCTTCTACATCTTCAGATTGAAAGAATTTAATACCTTGCTTTCTAATCTCTTTTAGCTGGCCATCTAATTGTAATGCTCTAGCTAATACTCCATTCAGCTCATATCTTTCAGAGCTAAATACAGCTTTTATTGTTCTAGCTGATTCTAGCCTAGGTTGTGCAACACGTCTAGATAGTTCTTTAAATTTTGCATAACTACCTTGCTCCCATCTACCTGATTTAATAACCTTGATATCAGTTTGATACTTTGAGTTAAATTCGTCAAGCTTTTCTAAAAATGGACCTGTTAGTCCAAGCATATGCACAGCGATAGGAGGCGCTTCTATTGTGCTATGTTTTTCTTTTAATTCCAATGTTTCTTGCATTGTAATCTCCAAATTTGCTAAAAGGGGACGGACCAGGCAGGGACCCTCGGGTAATGATGTGGAAGAATCCCCTAATAGCGTTTCAAAACTGCAGAATAAGACGGATGGAGGGAGTTGTTGCGGGACCTCTTGGTACGTGAGTAATCAGCGGACTATATGAGTATCCAAAAAGGATTAATAGACGTGTTATTTCATGGACTCTGGGTTGCGCGTAACTAATCGCAAAGATTTCTTATTCTACTCCAAAAGCGATTTACTTACCGCCTTTTACTCCTTCAGAAACGTGCGAAACCATCGCATCTTCTGTTAGAGGTGTACTGTCAACTGCAATTACCTCACCGACTGCTATAGAACCGGTTAAACCCAATTCTTCACGCAATTCACCTACGGTTGTTGCTGTTGTTTCAGTATCTACAAAATTAAGACCACCATTCATTAGTTTAATAGTGATTCTTGTGATAGTTGTTTCTATTGCCATGTTGTATTTCTCCTTAAGTAAGAAAATATAAATCTAATACGGTTTAGTAACATAGTACCGCAAAATACTCCTGACTGACAAAGTCATTAGATTTGATTAGTTGTCGAATTAAACTTATTCCCAATTCATTGTTGGAATTGGTTTCCTATCATTAATACATTCTACAATAGTTTCAATAGGTATAAACTGATTGATAGCTTGCGTGACATGATGGGCTGTATCAACATTCAATACAAAATATGCAGCTTTGATTGCCCCATTTGGTGATGTATCTTCTACATAATTAAGATATGCATTCATTCCATCGCATATGGTGATAGCTGAGACACCTTGTTCTACACAGCGAGCGATAGTTAATTTTGCTCTACGTAATCCTAATTTACTTTCTAGTTGACGGATAGAACGTAACACTCTTTTAGAAATATTCTTAGCACCTTTTAGCCATCGTTCACATTCTTGCACAGCTGATATTTTCATAGTATCTTCATGCAATGCAGTAAATATCTTATCATAGTTTAGTGTAGTTTCTATTAAACATCCAATAATGTCTTTATGGCCTAATGACTTTAAAGCATTAAATCTTCTATGTCCATCAACAACCATAAGTCTTTTGCCATCTTTAATTACAGTTATTGGCTGAACCTGCCCCATTAATTGAATATTCTTTTTTAAGCTTCTTAAGTTAGCTTGAGTTGTGCGTTGTCTAGGGTTTAAAGGACTTAAGGTTAAATCTTTCATCTTAAATGCCTTTAATGTTATTTTATGCCTAGGTATTTTTGCGTTAGTTCCATCTTGAATAGTTAAAGCCATAGCTTTATTTCTCCTTCTGTTGGTTTTGGTGTGATTTATTAGTTTTCTCATTTCTCATCTATATATATGAATAATGAGGAGAATTAATAAAAAGAGAGTATCAAATAGGTCAAATAAGGAATGCCTCGGCTGGCCTCACGGTTACAGCTCTCTACTCTCTTTTTAATTATGACTTGTACCAAATAGCGTAAA